GACCCGGCAAAGACCTATCTGCGACAGGACGGAACTCCTGCAGTCGAGCTCTCATTCCGTTTTGAACTTGGGCTCGGGCCAGCAGCAGCCCCAGACCAACCCTACATCATCTGTGGACATCTTGACCGAGTTGTAGAATTCAACGGCCAACTGATGATCGTGGATCACAAGACCACCACAACAACCCTATCACAATATTACTTCGACCAATATGAACCACACAATCAGATGACCCTCTATACCCTCGCAGGAAAAATTGTCCTCGATGCACCAATTCGAGGGGTCATCATCGATGCAGCCCAGATCAAACTCTCCGACCCAAATGCCTTCCAACGCGGATTTACATATCGCACCCAAGATCAACTCGATGAGTGGGCCGAAAGCCTGATCATCTATCTCGACCAAGCTGAAAGCTACGCCATCTCCGGTGTCTGGCCCATGAATGATTCCTCTTGCGATAAATACGGCGGGTGTAAATTTCGTGAGATTTGTTCCTTGGGTCTCGGAGTTCGGGAGCGCTTCCTTAAGGCCAGTTTTACCCAGCAACCACCAGACCAGCGCTGGAATCCACTTATTGTTCGTTAGGGCTCGGAAAAGGAATTCTTGCTATGGCAGAAACAAAAGAATCTAAATTTGATATTGAGTTAATAAGAAAATTATTTAGCTATAATCCAGAAACTGGAATTATAACCAGATTAATTGGTTATGATAGAGCAGTTGCAGGTCAACAGTTTGACAGCCCAAATATATCAGTGCTGGGTGTTCATGTCCGTACTGGTCGATTAGCTTGAGCACTTCATAATGTGGTATGGCCACCAATAAATATGTATGTGGATCATATTAACACCATTAAAGCCGATAATAGAATAATTAATTTACGGCTTGCTACACCAACACAAAATCAACAAAATAAATCTGGTTGTGGAGTATATCCAAAAGGTGTAACTTGGCGTGACCGAAAAGAAAAACCTTGGCAGGCTAAAATTCGTGTAAACGGAGAACGTCTACATTTGGGTTCATTTGAAACTATGGAGGAAGCCGCTAAGACTTATCAAGAAGCCTCAGAAAAATATCATGGAGAATTTGCAAGGTATGACTAACGATGACCCAACCCCCTCATGGCTCCAATACCTTAGGAGAATATTATGCTTTCACAAAGTCAATTACAAGAATTATTTGAATACGACCCGGAAACAGGAATTTTTATAAACATTAAAACAGGTTTACCTATTCTAACAATGAACAGTGGACGTATCAGAATATTTATAAATGGTGATAAATATTATGCTGCACAATTGGCATGGTTATATATGACAGGCCAATGGCCAAAAGATCAAATTGATCATGTAAATGGTGATAGAAGCGATGACCGTTGGGTTAATTTACGTCAGGCAACTCAATCACAAAATATGCAAAATAGGACTAATTGGGGTAAATACAAGAAAGGTGTAACATTTGATCCTAGGGGCTATGCTAATCCTTATCAGGCTAGAATTCAAATTGATGGAGTCAGTAAAGATTTAGGTAAGTATGCTACAGAAGATGGGGCCCATGAAGCTTACTGTAAAGCTGCTCAGGAACACCACGGTGAATTTGCTAACACGGAGGAATTTGTTCCTTCCTGGAACAGGTGGCCACCTTAACTGCTGTGGAACCTGTGTTAGCTGGACCCAAACCGGATACTATATTGGTAGGTGCACTCAACCTACCTCGCTCAACGAAGGTGAAACCACGGACTCACGTTTCCGCTGCCAAGATTTTACAAGGAAGCCCACAGATGCCGAGCCTAGCACAACACCAATCAAATAATTACATCAAGGCTTTGCTGGTTGGCAATGCCAAAACGGGCAAGACCGGATCGCTTGTGTCTCTTGTCAAAGCTGGATATAAGCTTCGCATTCTCGACATGGACAACCTCCTTGACATCCTCAAATACATGATCGTCAACGAATGTCCGGAGAATCTTGACAATGTCGAATTCCGCACCATCAGGGATAAATACAAACCCAGCCCAGCAGGACCAATCATCGCAGGTACCCCAAAGGCCTGGGCTGAGGCAGTCAAAATGCTTGATCGCTGGAAATATGACGATACCGATCTAGGCATACCCGGTGAGTGGGGTTCGGATTGTATTCTTGTGATTGATAGCCTTAGCCGTCTGTGTGATGCAGCCTACGATTGGCACGAGACCATGATCCCAAGGGGCAAATCTGGCGACTTCGATGGCCGGGCTGTCTATGGCAACGCACAAGATGCAGTCGAGAAAGTTCTTGCACTCTTGACCAGCGACTCGATGCAAACCAATATTATTGTTATAGCCCATGTGGCCTTCCAACAACAGCCGGATGGATCACTAAAAGGTCTCCCGCAAGGTGTAGGCAAGGCCCTCTCCCCAAAAATCCCAAGTTACTTTTCCACAGTTCTACTCTACAGCAGCCACGGAGACAAACGCACCATCAACACCACCTCCACTGCGCTCATGGACTTGTGCACACCTGCGCCATTGAAGATCGCAAAGACCTATCCAATAGATACTGGCCTCGCTGAGATTTTTGGCCAGCTTCGACCTGCGCCAGCTGCACTGTCAAAGACTATCAGCCCACGTAAGTTGTGACCTTTCCCGATAGAGGTTCATCCTTGGGCCTCTATTAGGAAGCGCCACATCGGCGTTTCGTAATCAAATGAAAGCACCCATACTATGGTTGACGCACCCAATTTTGCATCCATCCTCGACGAAGCTCCCGACGAAGTTGTATTTCCGAAACCACTTCCGGTGGGGACCTATACCTTTGTGGTTGGTCCTCCACGTTATGACAAGTCCTCGAAGAAGCAGACCGATTTTGTTGAGTTCATCCTGCAGCCAATCGCAGCGGAGGATGACGTTGATGAGAACGATTTGCTGGAAGCTGGTGGCTTCGATGGAAAATCCATCCGGGCAGTGTACTACATCACCCCCGATGCAATCGCACGTTTGGACGAGTTCCACACGCACTGTGGCATCGATCTCGAAGTTCCACTTTCCCGCCGCCTGCGCAATGACGAATGCATGAACACATCCGTACTCGGAACCATTCGCCATAACACCTCCGACAACGGACGGGTTTACGCTGAGTTGTCCAAGACTGCACCGGTGGAATAAACCAATATTAACCTTGGGGGAGGGAGCTTGGGCTTCTTCCCCTAATTTTATGGAGAATTTGAATGAAAATTTTAGGTTACACAAATAATGGGTATTTAGTTGAGACAACAGCAATTAAACTTGCCCATGCAGCTGGCTACGATGTTCCACACCAAACACCGGGATATGTTATATCAGATTCATATACTAGAGCAGGTAAATTTGGCGTAGGTCAAATTATTGAAGCAACAAAAGCATATACATATATTAACGCTTTGCGCCAAGCAGAAAGCCGCGTTCGTGGATCAGAAGGTACATTGCGTGCACTTGCTGATCTTCTAAATGCAGCATTACCGACCACCGCAATTCCACCTGAATCAGAGGAAATAACAAATGTTTAATCAACTTAAGTGGAAAGATCTTCTCGACAGTACAATCGCCAATATCAACGAACTATCTCGGCTAAAAGGTGGTGAATATGCCGGTGATGCCGATCGTCTCGCAAACTTCCGTCGCAACGGCCTATCCGCAGATGTTCCAATAGAATTGATCTGGCGTATTTATGCCAGTAAACATTGGGATGCAATTATGCAGTATGAATTGGACACTCGACGCGGGATTTATCGTGAAACAGCCGAGCCAATTCTTGGCCGCGTTGACGATCTAATCGTGTATTTAATTCTCTTCAAGGCCATATATTTCGAACGCCAAGAAACTTTCGGAATGGATCGCAATCGATGAAACCACTTTTCATTCTCGGAGAGGCTCTCACTGAAATCGATGCTAAGTTCGGGTCTTCATTTGTAAGTCCAGGTGGAATTGAATTGCTCAAGCAACTCTCCGAGAGTGGAAATATCACCCTCACTAAGTTTGACCAATCAATGATCCAGCAATACTGGAACACCCGTCAAGGCAAATGTATCGATCTAATCTGGCGTCGGCACCCGGAAATCTATCGCACCAATGTCTTCAACCAGCATCCACCAAAGAACGACATCAAATGGTTTTGCGGTGGGAAGAACACAGCACTTGCAGGGTATGGTGCAATAGCTTCATCCAAATATATCCGCGAGGAATTCATCTTTGAGCTAGAACGCTTGCAGGAGGAAATTCTTACCCAAGACCCGAACCTAATCATATGCCTCGGCAACACCGCCCTATGGGCCTTAACCGGTGCGACTGGAATCATGAAAATCCGCGGAACATTGGCCCTATCTACTCACTGCGTTAGCGGATATAAAATTCTCCCGACCTATCATCCCGCTGCAATTCTGCGCCAATATGAAAATCGTCCCACAGTAATTGCAGATTTAATGAAAGCACGAGATGAGAGACTATACCCAGAGATCAGAAAACCTGCGCGTGAAATCTGGATCGAACCAGACCTTGAAGACATTCGCAGGTTTATCCAACAGCATATTAGTGGATGCAGATTACTGTCGGTCGATATCGAAACAGCTGGAGGAAGTGTTACATGCATTGGCTTCGCTCCCTCCAGAGACCTTGCAATTGTTATTCCGTTCGTTATCGAAGGAAGAACAAACAAACATTATTGGGCTACTGAACAGGATGAACGAGAATGTTGGAATCTTGTTAGAGAAGTTCTTGAAGATAGAATAATACCAAAGGTTTACCAGAATGGATTATATGATATTGGATTCAACTGGCGGGCTTATCGGTTAAAAACATTCGCAGCGGAGGAAGATACAATGTTGCTCAGTCATGCTTTGCAACCAGAGGCCCTGAAGGGATTGGGGTTTTTGGGTTCGATCTTCACCAATGAACGCAGTTGGAAGGGAATGCGGAAGCATACAAAAACAATCAAGCGGGGGAATTAACATGC